GGCTACGGCTACGGCTTAAAATCACTGAACGGTCAGCCGGTCGATATGATCGACGGCGTGCCGACGATCCTCACGCGCATCATCGGCAACGTTGCCAAGGGCTTTATCGTTGGCCCCGATTTTTCGCTTGCCCGAACCTTTGTATGTAAGCAGGGCAACACATTTGCCCACGGCGAGACGCTGCACAAGGCGCGGGAAGCGCTGCTCGAAAAGCTCTTTGACGATATGCCTACGGAAGAACGTATCGCGGCGTTCTGCAAAGAGTTCAAGCCCGGTGTCAAACGCCCGGCCATGGACTTTTTCTCGTGGCACCACCGGCTGACCGGGAGCTGCGAACAGGGGCGGCGAGAGTTTGCCCGACAGCATGACGTTGACATCGACCGCGATGAGCTGACGCCCGAAGAGTTCTTCGCTCTGACGCGCGATTCCTACGGCGGCAGCATCATCCGACAGACGGAAGAGGCGTTTGCCGCCAGTAATGGCGAGATCGTAGAGGCGGAAGAATGAAAGTCCTGATTGCCTGCGAAGAATCGCAGCGGGTGTGCATCGCTTTCCGCAAACGCGGACATGAGGCTTACAGCTGCGATATTCAGGAGACGTCCGGCGGTCATCCCGAATGGCACATTCTCGGCGACGCCCTGGAAGCTATTAAAGGCGGTGTAATCACCACGGCGGACGGAAAGACGCATGACGTTGGGCGGTGGGACTTGCTGATTGCACACCCACCATGCACCTATCTGTCAAACGTAGCGACACGCAGTTTCTCTTTGCGCTGTACCCCACCGGAGAAAGTTGTTTCCCGATGGGAAGAACGAGCAAGAGGCGCTGTGTTCTTCATGCGGTTTTTGCTTGCAAACGCCGAGCGTATCGCGATAGAAAATCCGGTCGGATTTCTAAATACGGCATATCGGAAACCGGATCAGATTATTCACCCGTACATGTTTGCCTCATCGCCGAAGGATACGGAGAATTATGTAACAAAGGCGACATGCCTATGGCTGACAAATCTCCCGAAGCTATGCGTAAACGGGCTTCCGAAACCGAATAATGCCGAGATATACGGCGTGATGCCGAGCGGGAAAGCGCGAACGTGGGAAGATACATACAGCAGAAGCGGAAAAGTGCGAAGCAAGACATTTCCCGGCATTGCGGAGGCAATGGCCGAACAATGGGGAGGTGATATCCGATGACTTACATCGGTATAGATCCCGGCAAGAACGGCGGCCTTGCCATTCTTAACGGGGAAGAAGTCCAGACGTTCCGGTACGACCGCGACACATACCGCTGTGTCCTATCCGATCTGCGCGGCGAAAAGGCGGTGTGCTGCCTGGAGCGCGTCAGCGCCATGCCGGGGCAGGGGGTTACGTCTATGTTCCACTTCGGCGAGGGTTTCGGCTGGCTGCAAGGGATGCTCGAAGCATACGAAATCCCCTATGAGCTCGTCCGCCCGCAGAAGTGGAAGAAAGAATTTTCCGTCACCGCCGACAAGAACACGTCCATCGAGGTCTGCAAGCGGCTTTTCCCCGGCGTGAATTTGATTCCGCCGGACTGCCGCAAGGAGCATGACGGAATGGCGGAATCTTTACTCATGGCACTCTACGCCAAGCGGAGGCTCGGATGAAACGAATTGACCTTACCGGGCAGCGCTTCGGACGCCTGACGGTCATACGATACGACCACTCCGAGCACGACGGCGCGCACTGGCTCTGCAAATGCGATTGCGGAAACGAAAAGGTTGCCGCCGGGTATTCCCTGCGGAGCGGAAACACAAAATCCTGCGGCTGTCTGAACTCCGACGCTTCGCGGGCAAAGCTCGAAAAGGCAAGGGCGGCTATAAAGGCACGACCGAGAAAAGACCTGACAGGTCAGCGGTTCGGGCGGCTCGTCGTTCTCGGTCTCGCCGATGTGCCGGACAGGAAGGGCTTCATTTTCTGGCGCGTCCGCTGCGACTGCGGAACGGAAAAAACGGTCATGCAGAACAACATCATTTACGGGCAAACGCGATCCTGCGGCTGTCTCGCAAACGAAGTGAGAGCGGCCAGAGCTGAACACATGAGGCAGGGCAGAAAGCCGAAAAAAGCGCCTGTGGAAGTCAAGAAGCCGAAAAGCGAAAAAACCGCCGTCCGCAAAGTTTACCCAACAAGAACCGCCGCAGAGTTTTTCCGCTTTTCCAAAGCGCACGGGTGCAGCGTGTGTGCGGATAGGAAGGACTGCGACATGACGTTTTGCAAATATGAAAAGGAGCTGATTGAGTGACACACAAAGACTTTTCAACGATTCAGCGCATGTTAGGCTTCATCGAGGGCGCTATATTTGACCCCGACAAAAGCGTTAGCTGCGGCATTCTCGACGCTATTGAAGTTATCGATGCAATTCTTGAAAAAGAAGTGCGGACGGATGGAGGCGATGACAATGGATGAATATATCAAACGCGAAGCGGCGGTTATGCGATTGATGCAGGACGGGTGCAGCGCAAAAAACGTACAGACCATCATGACGCTTCCCGCCGTTGATGTTGAAAAAATATCAGATGGATACCACACCTTCGCAGACTTGTATGAACAAAGGCTTATTCTGTCTGCCGCTCTTGCTAAAAACAATCCGCATGCATGGAAAAGCAAGCGGCATGAGGACGGCAGCGTTCCTTTCGGCGGGGGATGGTTTATTATGGGCTTTGACACCGACGAAGGGTGTTATACATACCACTATGAGCTGAAAGACTGGGATCTGTTCCAATGCAAGGAATTGGACAAAGGAAAGCCGTGGGATGGTCACACTTCAAAGGATGTCCGGAGATTGCTTTCAATTCCTGCCGCTGTCTCCGTCCCGCAATGGATAAGCGTCAAGGACAGACCACCGGAAGATAACGACAGAGTTATTGCGTTTCGTCCATATGAAGCAGAAGTTAGCGCGTATAGGTATAGCGTGATGTGGGGGTGGGCGTTAAAAACGTCAGTAAGCCACAGCGGAATAACCGATTGGATGCCGCTTCCCGAACCGCTGAAAGGAGAAAACGATGGCTGAATCATGGTTGATTTGCGAACAAGGTTATCAAACGAAATGCGTTAATTGCCCTATCCGAGATAGGAATGCAGAACCGTGTGAACACGCAATCGAAGTTGCACCGGTACGGCATGGGCGGTGACTTGAAAAGAAAACATGGAGTTTGGGTAGATGGGTATCGTGGTTTGAATGCTCTGAATGCGGAGACCGCGATTACAACGCTGAAATGTACGAGGCAATGCCATTCTGCAATGTTTCAAACTACTGTCCCAACTGCGGCGCACGAATGGACGGTGCGGAATGAGTATCCTGTATTTGATAATGCGACTGCGCCTTCCAAGCTATGATGACAGTGCTGCTCACGCGCTCGTGAATGCTCTGCTTTGCATATCCGACGCACTGTGGGTCATGGTGGCGGGCAAAATTTTCGGATGGTGGTAAGCATGAACGAATGTGAATCCTGCATCCACTACCCCCCGAGCGCTGCGGACGGAAAGCCCTGCTGCTTCTGCGAAACGACAGACCCGCTGCTGAATTGCTATCAGAGAAAGGATGAACACAATGACGAACCGTGAGAAAATCGTGTGCGACTTGTTAGTCTATATTGCGCAGACGGAAGAATGCGTTTTCCCGGATAAGCTCAACTGCACCGTCTGCCCATTTTCCAACCTTTGCACGCTCGTAGAGTTTCCCGAGGAGGACATAAGAAAATGGCTCGAAAGCGAGGTAGAAGCTGATGTATAAACCCTGCTATGGCAAATGCCACCGCTGTGTGTGGCGGTGGAATGGGGGGTGTTCGGAATGGCAATGACGGATTTGGAACAGACCGCAATGGAGCGTCTGCATCTTGCATCGCAAATGTCGTTGAAACTGTATAAGCAGCCGCTACTGCTGACCGACAGCGGCGGCAAAGATAGCGCTGTAATCTGTAAGCTCGCCGAAAATGCCGGAATCCCGTTTGAAATATGCCATTCCCATACGACAGCGGACGCGCCAGAAACAGTATATCACGTGCGAAAACGCGCCAAAGAGTACGAAGAAAAAGGCATCAAGTACACGATAATTCTTCCGACATATCAGGGGAAACGCACTTCGATGTGGGACTTGATACCGAAGAAACTCATGCCGCCGACGCGAATTGCACGATATTGCTGTGCGGTATTGAAAGAAACAGCAGGCAAAGACCGATTCGTCGTCACAGGTGTCCGGTGGGCAGAATCTACCAAAAGAGCAACAACCAGTGGGGCGCTGGAAGTGCAAAATTCTGACCGTAAGAAAAAACTAATCCTAAACAATGACAACGAGGAAGACCGACAGCTTTTTGAAAATTGCCAGATGAAAGGCAAGCGTGTCTGCAATCCCATCATCGACTGGACGGATCGTGACGTGTGGGATTACCTTACCGATCAAAAGGTCGAAGTGAACCCGTTGTACAACGAGGGCTTCTGCCGCGTTGGTTGCGTAGGATGCCCAGTGGCGAGGAAAAATCGTTACGCCGAATTTGCTCGATATCCTGCATATCAAAGGAATTACATACGAGCTTTCGAGCGAATGCTCGAAGCGCGAAAAGCCAGCGGGAAGGCTAACGATATGCGCTGGGGAACAGGAGAAGACGTGTTCCACTGGTGGATGGAGGACGGCGTTCTTCCTGGACAAGCAAACATTTGGGAGGATTATGAAAATGCGCTTGATTGACGCAGAAAGCCCGCAGAACGGAATATACGTTTCCGATCTCGTAATCGAGGAAATGAAAAAGATTCCGACGGTCGAGATTGACCGCCCCACCCGCAGCCAGTTTAAGCGTATGGCCGCGCAGCTCGGGTATGAGCCGGTCGTGCATTGCAAGGACTGCAAACACCGAGACCCGGAAGACGAGCGGTGTGATTGTGGATGCTGGCACACACCGTTCACAACAAACGATAATGATTTTTGTAGTTACGGAGAAAGGAAGAACAATGGCAGCGAAGATCGTGCGTGACAACTGCAAGGACTGCGCTTCCAGCTGCGAGCACGCCGGAAAAGACCGGGAGTTTGTTTGCGTAAAAGGCGCCTCCTGCAAAACCGTAAAGCCAAAGCTGGAGATGGTCGCTGTTGTGCGGTGCAAAGACTGCAAGCACAAAGACACATGGCAAGAATCAAAAATACGTGATTGGTTCTGGTGTGGCGTAAGTGGATTGCAGGTCGTTGAAGATATGGACTTTTGCAGCTACGGAGAAAGGAGAACCGATGAGAATGAACCGCTGGGAACATGACGTGTTTCTGGAAATAGCGCCGCGCCTTTGCTGGGACTGCGAGGACGATTGCCCCGGGGAGCTGAGCTGCGCCAAACTCGCCGAGCATATTGTCGAGGAAAAGGAGGCCGCACGCGATGAGCAGTAAATCCAAGCGCAAGCCGAAAGACGTCTCCATGCACAAGGCCGTGTCCATCGCCATGACGATCTTCGTCTGGGCATGGATGTCCTGCTTCAATCCTACGCAGGAGGACGTGAACAAGCTGTCGGCGGAGGTGGCAAACATCCGGGAGAGTGTCGGAAGCGGCAATCTCAACGTCTGGATGGTCAGAGATGCCATAAAGGACGAGTTCGGGTGGGAGATATGACGGACGAAAAATTTGTATTTGTTTCAGACTGCGCCGACAAGAAGCGGACGGCGCGGGGTATCCACAATAAGCGAACCCACGCCGGAAAGGGCGGGAAAGTTATTTTCCCGTCCGATTACCTAACGAGAAAGGAACGTGAAGCCATGAACGGCGAAGTAAAGACCTACGCGCTCAACCGCCCCATGCGGTGGAAAGAATTTAAGATGCTCCCGGACGATGTGCGCCGGGAGTACATAGAGAATCTGCAAAAACGTTTTGGCGTGATGCAGAAAGACCTTGCCGCTATGTTCGGCGTGTCCGTTAATTCGGTTGCTTTGGAAACAAAGAAGCTCGGAATTAAGTTTCCGCATCGCGGAGGATGGGCGAACACCAACAACGGCGGATTCCGTGCCTTTTGCGCCGAGGAGTCGAAAGCCGATCATGTAGAAGCGCCGCCGGAACCGGTGCATTCCACGCCGGAAGTTGTTGAACCGTTGGAGGAGGTCAAAGCTCCTGACGCTCCGCCGGTACAGAATAGGGGGGGCGCTCCAAAGAGTGGAAGCCTCTGTTTCGAGAATACCACGACCACAGATGCTCTGAACCTTGTATTCTCCGTTCTCGGCTCCGTGAGCATGGCAAAGTTAAGCGTTTCGTGGGAGGCATGAAAAGATGTGCGTAAAATCCGAAAACGCGGCACAGAGCGTTTAACATTGAATGATGAGGTGAGAACGTGAACGAGCTATGGAAAATGAAATGCAAGGCTGACCTGTTCAACCTCCGGAAGAATGAGGCGGCGATATTGTCCATACCGGAGGAGATCGACATGGAGCGCGAACGCATGACCTCCATCAAAAGCGCATCCACGGGAACGGCGCCGGTGCAGGGCGGCGGGATGTCGTATGAGGAACGCATGAACAACAGCATTTGCCTGATTGATCTTCTTTCCGACAATCTGCGCTTTGCAGAATCGGAAGTGCGTCTGACGAAGAAAGCTCTTGCCACGCTGACAGAAGAGGAACGGCGAATCTTGGAAGTGCTGTACATCGACAAGCAGAGGGACGGCGTTGATCGGCTGAGCAATGAGTTGGGCTGCGATGAGCGAACGGTATGGCGCAAGGCAACACGAGCGCTCGATGGGTACAATATTGCACGGCACGGGGGAAGGTAAATTGCCAGTATTCTGTCAGTGACATTCCGGAAAACCCGTGATATAATGTTAATAAGCAAAGCCACGCAGAGACGCCGGACGATCACCGAGCGCCAAAGCGTGGCTTTTTATTTTGGGCGAAGCCGAGAGGCGGGAAAGCCGTACGCAGCGGAGGGGGCGGCGGAACGCGCGAAGGGGGTGTGGTTTGTGGATAAGCTGACAGCGAAGCAGCAGCGTTTCTGCGATGAATATCTGATTGATCTGAACGCAACGCAAGCCGCAATTCGCGCGGGGTATTCAAAAAAAAATGCAAATAACATTGCAAGTGAAAACTTGGCAAAACCCAACATTCAAAAATATATCCGCGACCGCATGGCGGAAAAAGAAACATCCCTGATCGCCGACCAGAACGAAATCCTTGAATATCTTACCTCCGTTCTCCGCGGAGAGAGCGAAGCGGGAATGATCGTTGACAAGAACGGAGATATGGCGGCAACGCCGGATTTGCCCGGCGTGAAAGATCGTCTCCGGGCGGCAGAGCTTCTCGGCAAGAGATACGGCCTGTTTGTGGAAAAGGTCGACCTCACGAAGCGCGAGCTTTCCGACGACGCCAAGGCCGATATTGACCGGTTGCTCGAAGAGACAAAAGGCATTGTTTCATGACGGCGCTCACAAAAGAAACAGTCTGGAAGATATGGCGGTATCGACCGGCGGCAATAGGCCGCATGATCGGCTTTAAAGACCTTACCGATGAGCTGCACGGGAAATGGATGCAAAACATCATTTACGGCGACGCAGATTACACGCTGCAAGCTCACAGATTGAGCTATAAATCGTCCTGCCTTTCCGTAGCGCTTGCCATGTGGTGTGTGCTGAACCATGGGAAAAACGCCCTTTTCATGCGAAAGACAGATACAGACGTTATAGAATCAATTGCCCAGGCGCAAAAGGTGATGGAAAATGAAGCGTTCCGACATATGGCCGAAATCCTCATGGATTCTCCTGTATATCTCACAACGGGAAACGCTTCCAATATGACCGTATCCACATACGACAGCCCACGCGGCGCGGAACAGCTCGTCGGCTGCGGCTGCGGCGGCAGTCTTACAGGCAAGCACGCAAATCTCATTGTCTGCGACGATGTTGTAAACCTACAGGATCGAATCAGCATGGCGGAACGGGAAAAGACAAAGGCCATCGTCCGGGAGCTGCGGAACATCGTCACCCGCGACGGGCGGATCGTGTTCATCGGCACGCCTTGGCACAAGGAGGACGCCTTTTCCCTTGTGGCCACGCCGGAAAGATACGACTGCTATTCCACGGGGCTTATCTCCGAGGAAAAACTAAAGAACCTACGGGAGGCGATGACAGCCTCCCTTTTTGCAGCAAACTACGAGCTGCGGCATATCGCGTCCGATGATGTTATTTTCACCTCGCCGCAAACGGGCGCAGACCCGGCGCTCGCCGAGCAGGGCATCTGTCACATCGACGCCTCCTACGGCGGCGAGGACGGAACCGCGTTCACCATCTGCAAGAAATCCGGCGGCAAGTATTACATTTACGGGCGGCTGTGGCAGAAGCACGTTGACGACTGTTTACCGGAGATCATCCGCCTCAGAAAGGCGTTCAATGCCGGAATTATCTACTGCGAGCGCAACGCGGATAAAGGCTACCTTGCAAAGACGCTCCGTGAAAAGGGCGAGCGCGCCGATACCTACCACGAAAAGACAAACAAATTTGTCAAGATTACAAGCTATCTAAAAAGCGAATGGAAAAACGTGGTTTTCATCGCCGGGACGGATGCGGAATACATCAACCAGATCTGCGATTACACCGAAAACGCCGAGCACGACGACGCGCCGGACAGCGCCGCGTCCATCGTGAGGAAATTGTGGAATAAAAAGGACACGGAATACGTCCCGCTGTGGATGTAAGGAGGAAATATGTACACCTATCAGGACTTACTCGCCGCGGGAGGATCGCTCGACGCGAGGACGACGTTCATCAACAACGCCATCGCCGAGCACACCGGCAGCAAGGCGTATAGAACGGCGGCAGGCGCCGAGTTGTACTACAACGGCGAAAACCCGACAATCAGCAACTACGAAAAGATCCTCTACGATTTGCAGGGGAAAGCACACCGCGACATGTTCACCGCCAACCACAAGCTGGCCTCTTCTTTCTTCCGCTTCGACGTGAACCAACAGGTGGCCTATCTGCTCGGCAACGGCGTCACGTTCGCCGACAAGAAAACGGCGGACAAGCTCTGCTCCGATTTCGATCAGGAGGTCATGACCGCCGCAAAGTATGCGCAGATCGGCGGCGTTTCGTTCGGCTTCTGGGATCTGGAACACTTGAGAGTGTTCCGCCTGACGGAGTTTGTGCCGCTCTATGACGAGGAGACGGGCGCGCTCTCCGCCGGCATCCGCTTCTGGCAGCTCGCGCCGGAAAAGCCGAAGCGCGTGACGCTCTACGAGCTGGACGGCTTCACCGAATACATCCAGCGCAAGGGCGAGCCGATGACGATCATGCAGGACAAGAGAGCCTACAAGCAGGTCGTGAGAACGTCCGAGGTCGGCGGTACGGAAATCCTCGACGGCGAGAATTATCCCGGATTTCCCATCGTGCCGCTGTTTAACAACGAACGGGGTTTGTCCGAGATCGTCGGCAAGCGCAACACCATCGACGCCCTCGACCTCGCCGCCTCGAACATGGTGAACAACGTAGATGAGGGCAACCTTATCTATTGGGTGCTCACAAATTGCGGCGGCATGGGCGACCTCGACGACGCCCGGTTTGTTGAACGCCTGAAAACCACGCACGTCGCCCATGCGGACGGCGACGACGGCGCAAAGGCCGAGGCGCACACCCTCGAAGCGCCGTATGCCGGAACGAACACGACAATTGACATGCTCAAGAAAAAGCTGTTTGAAGATTTCCAGTGCTTCGACAGTGCCGCCGTATCCGCGGGAAATCAGACGGCGACAGCCATCAAGGCCGCGTATGTTCCGCTTGACCTCAAGACCGACATGTTCGAGGCGCAGGTCACGCGCTTCATTGTCGGCATCCTCTCCCTGCTCGGCATCGACGACAAGCCGACCTACACGCGCAGCCAGATCATCAACAAGCAGGAGGAAACGCAGAGCCTCATCCTCGCCGCGCAATATTACGACGACGAATACATCATCAAAAAGCTGCTCACCATCAACGGCGACGCCGACCAGTTCGACGATCTCATGCAGCGCCGGGACAACGCGGCGGTCAACCGCCTCGGTCTGGATGAATGAAGCGCGACGAGGGACGCCGCCTGACAGACGCGGAGCTGGAGGCGCTCGAAAAACGCATCCGGGAGATGTACGGCGGCGCGGCAAAAAACCTCCGGCAGATCATTGACGAGTATTTCGCCAACTTCCGCCTCCGCGATGAGGAAATGCAAAAGCTTATCGGAACCGTAGTCAATGGGCGAGAGTGGACGGAGGAGGACTATAAGCAATGGCGGCTCGCCCAGATGGGCCGCGGCGAGCGTTTTGAAGCCCTGCGGGACAAGCTCGCCGAACGATTGACCAACGCCAACGAGGTCGCCATCTCCTACGTCAACGACGCCACGCCAGGCATATACACACTAAACCGCAACTATGCCGCGTATGAAGTCTCCGACGCGGGCGGCGATTTCACCCTCTACGATGAGCAGACCGTACGCCGCCTGATCGTTGAGCAGCCGGATTTAATGCCGTATTATCCAAAAGAGAACGCCGTCCGCCGCGGCATCGACCTGGAATTTGGGAAGAAGCAGATCACGAACGCAGTAACCGCCGGTATCCTGATGGGGCGAAGCAGCCGCGGCATTGCCGTCGACCTGCGCCGCCGCATTATTGACATGAGCGTCGAGAGCGCTATCCGCGCCGCGCGTACCGCCGTCACCGCCGCCGAAAACGGAGGCCGACAGGCGACGTATGAAAAGGCCGCGGAAATGGGGATTGAGATGCAGCGGGAGTGGATCGCCACAAAGGATCATCGCACCAGAGAATGGCACGGCAAGGCAGACGGTCAGCGTGTTGGCGTTGACGAGGCCTTTACCGTCGGCGGCGAGAAGCTCATGTTTCCCGGCGACAGATCGCACGGCGCGTCCGGCTGGAATATTTATAACTGCAGATGTTCCGTTAAAGCGTTTGTCAAAGGCCACGGGCGTAAGCGGGAAACATACAGCGAGTGGCTCAAACGCATTGAGGAAGAACAAAAGAAAGCCTTGACCACGTATGAAAAGCCTGTTGAAAAGTCCGCAGAATCGAGTATAATTAAGCCAAAGGAAGAAGCGCAGAAACCATCAATCCCACCGAGTTCGGAAACGGTTACTGTTGATTCGGAAGCTGTGTACAAAGCCGCTAAAGCTGGAACACGGCACGCTGGCGTATACCGAGACGCGGCGAACAAGTCAAAGCCACGTCTTTTGAAATCCATTAAGTCGCACGAAGAGCAAGTCAGGCTCCATGCAGACAAAATAGCACACCCGGAGAAATACGATGCTGGATGGTCGTCAAAGTCTGAGCAGGAAAAAGACGGATTACTCAGAAAGTGGCGAAAAGATATGCAACGCAATGCTGAGCAAGCGGCCATTGAGAAAGAAACACTCAAAGAAAGGTTTGGTGATGAGTCGTGAACAGAGATATCCTCGCTGAAATTGTCGAGAACATCAAAGAATCTGCCGAAGAATTAAAGCAGAAAGAAAACCGCTCGGAGGTTGAGTACGGCGAGCTTTTGGCGTATGCCGAATGTTTGAGCATCATCAAAGATGCAAATGCAGGGTACGATCTGAAAGCGCTCGGTCTTGACTTTGACATTGACGCGGAATACCTCTAAAGCATCGTGTAATTTGCACGGTGCTTTTTCTATGCCAAAGAGGAGGGAACTATGCCGTTCGTCTACAAGCTCTATGACAACGCCGCCGATGTCCTGAAAGCCACCGCCGAACAAAAGCTGCGGGCGCTCGAAGCCGTCGGCATACAGGCGGAGGGCGACGTAAAGGACGAGATCACCGACCTCGACGCGGTCGATACCGGACGCTTGCGAGCCAGCATAGCCCATCAGGTGGACGGTGATTCCGTCGAGGTCGGGACAAACGTCGATTATGCCGTCTACGTCCACGAGGGAACCGGCAAATACGCCATCGGCGGCGGAACGCCAAAGGAACGCTGGGTATACCGCGACGAGTTGACCGGAGAGTTCCGCATGGGCTACCCGCAGCGACCCCGGCGTTTCCTCAAGAATGCAATTGAAAGATATCTTGATGATTACAAGGAGATCGTCAAGGAATACCTCAGCAAATAACCGAATAAAGAAATCAGCTTACAGCGATGCACCGCCGTAGGCTGATTTTTTTACTGCCGCTTTTTTAAGCGGCTTTTTTACTACTCCGCGGCGATGCACCGCCGCGAAAGAATGAAAAGGAGTAATCATCATGGCACTCACCAGAAAAGCCCTCAAGGCAATGGGGCTCACCGACGAGCAGGTCGATTCCATCGTCGAAATGCACGTCGAAACCACCGACGCGCTGAAGGAACAGCGCGACGCATTCAAGGCGGACGCGGAAAAGCTCCCGGCTGTACAGGCCGAGCTTGACGCGCTCAAAGCCAAAGGCGACGACGGTTACAAATCGAAATACGAAAAAGAGCATTCCGATTTCGAGGCGTACAAAGCCGACGTCACCGCGAAGGAGAGCAAGGCGGCAAAGGAAAAGGCCGTCCGCGCCTACTTTGAAAGCAAGAACATCACCGGCGGGAACCTCGACCTCGCCATGCGCGGCTGCGGCGAGGAAATGGCCGCTCTCGAAATGGACGGGGACAAGATCAAGGATGCAGCATCCCTTGACGCGCTTATTGCAGGCGCTTTTAAGCCGCTTGTATCCACGACGCAGACGCAGGGCGCGAACACCGCCACCCCGCCGAACAACAACCATGTCACCCGCTACGACGGACGAAATCAAGAAAATGTCCGCCGCCGAAATTAACAAGAACTGGGACGCGGTAAAGGCGTCCCTCAACCGGAAAGGAGACTAATTCACAATGGCTGTAACCACTTTTATTCCCGAACTTTGGAGCGCCCGACTTCTCTATGCGCTCGAAAAGGCGCACGTCGCCACCAACCTCGTCAACCGCAACTATGAGGGCGAGATCAGCAATCATGGCGACACCGTCCACATCAACACCATCGGTGCGATCACCGTGAAGAGCTACACCAAAAACACCGACATCGCAGACCCGGAGGTTCTGTCCACGACCGATCAGACCCTCGTTATCGACCAGTCCAAGTACTTCAACTTCCAGGTCGATGACGTGGACAAGGTGCAGGCCGCGGGCGAGCTTGTCGATACCGCCATGGGCCGCGCTGCCTACGCCCTCGCCGACGTTTCCGACGCCTACCTTCTCGGCGTGATCGCCGCCGGCGCCGCTGCCGGCAACACCATCGGCTCCGCCGCCGCCCCCGTTGCCCTTACCGCCTCCAACGTCTATGAGAACATCGTGAAGCTCAAGACGAAGCTCGACAAGGCGAACGTTCCCAACACGGGCCGTACCATCGTCGTCCCTCCGGACGTCCATTCCCTCCTCCTGCTCGATGACCGTTTCGCCAAGAGCACCGCGACCGCCGGACAGGAAGCCCTTATCAACGGCCTTGTTGGCCGCATCGCCGGGTTTGACGTTTACATGTCCAACAACGTCAAGACCGGCACCGGCACGGACACCGGCAAAACGCCCTATTTCGAGATCACCGCGCAGATCACCGACGCCACCACCTACGCCGAGCAGATCATCAAGACCGAGGCGTACCGTATGGAGAAGCGTTTTGCCGACGCGGTCAAGGGCCTGCACGTCTACGGCGCGAAGGTCACGGACGGCACGAAGATCGCCAAGATTCTCGCCTCCGTGTCCTGATAGGAGGCCGCCGTGAGCTGGAATTACACCTGCAGCGCGGCCACGGTCGGCGAGATGTGCGCCTCGCTGCGAAACTATTTCGCCCTCGACCCTATCACCGGCGAGTTCACGATCAAGGATTCGGATCTCACTGTCCCCGGCCTCGTCCGGGGGCAGTACTTCCGCCTCGACGGCAGCGTTTTTAATGACGGCGTGCATCGATACGGCGAGCGAACCCTGAACTGCGACGAAACGTTCACCGGCACGATCACCCCCATGGCTGTACCGCCCGCGCTTGAGGCCGTCGCTGCCGAGATCGAGGAATGGAAGCAGAAAAACGCCGAGGTCATCAACAGTCCCTACCAGAGTGAGAGCTTCGGCGGCTATTCCTACACAAAAGGAAGCGATTCCGCCTCATGGCAGGGCGTGTTTGCAAAACGGCTGAACCGTTGGAGGAAACTATGAGCTTATATGAAACGTTCTATTCTCCCGCCGTTGTGATGAACAAAACGAAAGTCCCGGACGGCGTCGGCGGATACGTCAACGCATGGAAAGATGGTGCAGAGATTAAAATCGCGTTCTCCGGCCTGACGCCAACAGAGCGCATTGCCGCGCAGCAGGCCGACGTGACCTATACCGACACCATTGTTACGCCGATCAACACCAACCTTGACGAGCAGGACATTATCAAGGCGGACGGAAGCTATTATCTTGTGGTTTCCAAACTTCCCAAAACGCCAACGGTATCAACGTTCCAGTTCGAGCGGTACAACGTCCGCAGATTGGCGGCGCTGCCATGACCAAGGCCGAAGCCCTCCATTCGTTCATGTCGTCGTTTGGCCTAACGGCCTACCCCAACGAGGCCGAGACCGGCGCGGCGTTTCCGTACCTTGTCTATGAACAGGTGCTCGGCGCGTTCGACGACGGCTCCATGCCTCTGGTTGTGAACCTCTGGTATTACGGCGATTCCTACCGCCCAATCGTCGAGAAAACGCAGGAGATCTCCAACGCCATCGGTTTGGGCGGCGTTTACGTCCCCTGCGACGGCGGCGCGCTGCTCATAGCGCGCGGAACGCCCTTTTCCCAGCCGCAGACCGACGCGGCAGACAACAAGATCAAAGGCCGTTACATCAACATGACGGTCGATTTTTTAACCCAAAATTGAGGTGAGAAAATGAAATTCAGAAAAATCCCCGAAGACACTTTCAAAAATATTGTTCTCAACGCGGGCGTTCTCCTTAAGGCTTTTACCCCGGCAACGCCTGCCATTGAGGACACGAACATCCTCGGCGCGACCACCGGCGGGATCAACTTCACCGCGACGCCCTCCTTCACCGACTTCGGCGAGGACATCGACAACTGCCCGAAAAACATGAAAGAGCTCAAAAAGCTCGATTCGTGGGAAGTTAAGCTCACGGGTACCTTCATCACCACGAACACGACCCTCATTGCCCTGCTCATGGGTGCGGGCGATGTCGGCACGACCGACACGACCAAGATCACCCCGCGCGTGGATGTCGCGTCCGCGGATTTCAAAGACCTCTGGCTCGTCTGCGACTATTCCGACAAGAACGGCGAGAACAACGGCGGTTACTGCGCCATCAAAATCATCAACGCCCTGTCCACCGGCGGCTTCTCCATGCAGAGCACCGACAAGGGCAAGGCGCAGTTCTCGTTCGAGTTCACCGGCCATGTCAGCATGAGCGCGCAGACGGTCGTGCCGTTCGAGGTATATCTCAAGGAAGGGACGGATGAGGCGTGAAAAAGATGACGCTCCCGTCCGAAATCAAAGGCAAGGGCGCGCTCAGCGCCTTTGCCGCCCTCATCGATCCGCTGTGCAATCTCGTTGAGGACGAGGACACGCGGGAGATGTACCGGCAGGAGAAAAAGCCGGACGAGCGCTCCTCGCGCTCTTACATCGTCTCCCTCGTTTACAAGATCCTCTCCCGCCACGAGGACGACTTCTGCCGCATCATGGCCGTGTGCTACGGCACAACGCCCGAAAAGTACGCTTCCGAGCTCACCTACGTCAAAGCCCTGCAGGACTGGGCGGAGCTCACCGGCGATGAAGTCTGGAAGTCTTTTTTTACGGCGGCGCAGGTTGGCGCGGATCGTGCTGGCTCTGCGCCGGAGAATACGCCGGAGACCAACGAGTAAGCAGCATTGTCCGGTATGTCGCCGTCAGGGAGCACCGGCGCGCGGAAGAGGAGGCGTACAGAATCTACGTCACCGACGCGCTCTATGCCCTCGTCCGCCGCGACCAGATGCTCAACCGGCGCTTCATTGACGTCCTCCGTCCGCGAAAAATCGAGGAGCCGGAGGAAATCATCGCGCGCTTCCGCGCCGCATTTGGAGGCGATGAAGAATGAATGTATTTGACCTTTTTGCCAAACTCACCCTTGACACATCCGATTTTGACAAGCAAGTCACCGACGCATCGAAATCGTTTGACAAGCTCGGCGGCGCTGCCGAGGACATCCCCGGCGACACCCAAAAGGCGGAAAAGGCCGTTGATAAGTTCACGAGATCCGTTGAGGAGGCAACCACCGAAACAAATCAGGCCGAGACCGCGTTAAACGACGCAGAACGCTCCCTGCGCGATGTTGGGAAAGAAGCCGACAAAGCGTCCCCGCCAATCGAAGATGCCGCAGACGGCCTGAAAAATGTAGGAGAAACGAGCGGTGGAGCGGACGGCGCTCTGTCTGGCCTCGGGAAGACCATCACGGGCGCCGTAACGAAAGGCCATCTTCTCGCCGCTGCAATTGAGGTCGCTGTTTCCACGATCAAAAGCTTTGCGGAAGCCGTTTGGAACATGGACGAATCCACGGAGGAGTTCCGCGTCTCCATGGGCAAGCTCGACACTGCGTTCGAGACCATGGGCTACTCCACCACCAGCGCGCGAAAAACGTTCCGCGAGTTCTACAAGCTCCTCGGCGATACCGGCACAGCGGTCGAGGCTTCGCAGCTCCTCGCCCGCCTGACCACCAGCACAAAGGAACAGGCGCGTTGGACGGAGATCGCCGCCGGTGTTTACGGCACGTTTGGCGATTCCCTCCCCATCGAGGGCCTCATTGAGGCGTCAAACGAAACCGCCAAGGTCGGGCAGGTCACGGGAGTTTTGGCCGACGCGCTCAACTGGGTCGGCATTTCCGAGGACGATTTTAACATCCGCCTCGCCTCCTGCGCCGATACGGCAGAGCGAACCGCCCTCATTACCGACACCCTCGCCGCAGCGTATGATGATGCCGCCGCTGCCATGTATCGCAACAATTCCGCCGTCATGAACGCCCGCGACGCGCAGCTTGAGCTCGAAGAGGCGCAGGCTGGTGTCGGCGAACAGATCTCGCGTTTGAAAACCGCGTTCAGCGGCATTTTGACCCCGTCCATCGCAAAAGTGCTCGGCTGGGTAGAAAAGCTCACAAGCGGCTTTGCCGACGTTGCCGAGAGATGGGCCGAAGCGGCAGACGAGTTTAGAAACCCCCTCCCGACGGAAAGCGTTGAGGATGCAAGGGCGCAGCTTGAGGCGTGGAACGACGAGCTTGTCCGCCTGAAAGCAGAGCTTGCGGGTGTTAGCGAGGCGACGGACGCGGACACGTTCTGGCGCCTATCGTATCAGGTCGATGACCTGACCGGGAAAATCAGCCGCGGAACAGAACAGCTCGCCGATATGGAAGCGGCGGAAGCGTCCGCCGCAGAAACCGCGAACGTAACCGCCGACGCCGTCGATAAGATGACGATCAGCGCTAACGGCTTTTCCGTGGAGCTGTCCGGGAGCAGCCTGGCGCTGGAAGAGGCGACGGAGCGCCTGAACACCTACACCGACGCAGCGACCAATATGTTCTCCCGGATCAATACGGAGAGCGAGCTATCGTATCAACAGATGCTCGATAATCTGCGCCACAACATCGACGCGACAAACAATTTCGCCGACAACATGGCATCAATCGCCGGTGAGCTTCCGGCGGAGATTGCGGAGATGTTCTATGCCGGCGGCCCAGAAGTATACGCCGGAATTGTTGCCACGCTCGCCGCGGCAAACGAAGGAGGAGAGGAAGGCCTCGCCGAAATGCGTGCGATGTGGCAAGAGGGCGGGGAAGCCGCGAAAGATGCGTTCCTACAATCCGTCGGCGCGGTGGATGTGACGGAGAACCCCGGCACGAAAATGGCGGAAGCCATGGACAGCGATGTTTCCGCCGAGCAAGCCGGGCAGAACCTCGTGAACCGAACCGCCATTGCCGTCTCCGATCAGGTGAACGTCGCGAGCTTTTACGTTTCCGGTATCGCCGCGGTAGACCGATTCATCGCCGGACTGAGCAGCCGCTCCGAGGCGGCACGCAGAGCCGGAGAATCCATCTCCAACGCGGCGGCTGCCGGCATGAGCAGCGGCGGTACAGGCGGTCATTCCTCCGCCGGCGGCCTGGATTATGTCCCGTATGACGGATATCCGGCGGTTCTCCACCGCGGCGAATCTGTGCTGACAAAGGCCGAGGCGGAAGACTGGCGGCGCGGCACGCACAACGCCGCGGGCATCACCATCGTGCAGAACATCCAGAGCGTACCGCAGACGCCCGTAGAGCTTGCCGCTGCAACGGCGGCGTATTTTGAGACGGCGAGGTGGGCAATGTGAGCAATCTTTCCAAAACCTTCCGCTATGTCAATTCAGACGGCGGCGAGATCGTCTTTGAGTATGCAAGCGGGTTTCTCATCAACAAGCCCGCGGGCATCGACACCGTCGTATGCAAGCTCAACGAGGCGCAGGGCATCGACCAGACCGGCACGACCGTCCAGAGCGTCAACGTTCAGTCGCGCCCCGTGACGATCAGCGGAATCCTCGTCGGAGAATTTCAGGCGGAGAACAAGGACGCGCTCCTCTCCGTCGTGCGCCCTGACCTCTACGGTCGGCTCTACGCCGATGACTACTACCTCGAAGTACGCCCGACGGCTACCCCGACCATCGAGGCGCGCCCGGTGTTCGCCGCGTTTCAGTTCTCACTGACCGCGCCGTATCCCTATTGGCAGCAGGACGCATCCGCCGCCGCCACGCTTTCTGGCGTGGAATACGGCTTTAAATTCCCGTGGAATCAGTCCCGCCCTTACCGCTTCGGCACGGTCGTCCGGACGCAGTTCATCAACGTCAAAAACGGCGGGCAAGTTCCCGTCCCGTATACCCTAACGTTCACCGCGCTCAACGAGGTCGTCAATCCGCAGATCCTCGACGCGGCAACCGGGAAATTCATCCGCGTTAACAAAACACTCGCCGCCGGGGAACGTGTCGTGATCGAGATCACGCACGACAGGACGTATGTTACATCCAGCATGGACGGCGAGTGCCGCGGCGCGCTTGAATTAACGTCCAGCCTCTACCGGCTTTCCGTCGGGGACAATGTTTTGAAGCCGACCGCGGACAGCGGCCTTGACAGCCTGCAGGTCGCCATTGACTTTGCGCAGGAGATCGTGGGGATAAGCGTATGAGTTTTGAGATCTATCCCCCCGATTTCTCCACACGATACCAGTTAACACACGCCATTTCCGTCCAGATAACCGAGCACTACAACGCAATCGGCAAAATACAGGTCGTTGCCCCCGTGGACGATTACAACATCGCCGCCCTCCGTGAGGGGTCGGTATTGTACAACACAACCCGCGGCACGACCTACGTTTTGGTCAACGTCAAGCATGACACAGTGCAGAATCGCATCACCGCCAATGGCTACACATCCGACTGGCTCTTAAACAAGCGCGTTGTTGCGGCAAAAACGGCCATCACGACCATCGAGACGGGCGTATATGGCCTCATCAACGACAACCTCCGCGGCCTGACACGCATCCATACGGCAACGCCAACCGGCATGACCGAGCAGTTCCAGCCGGAGGACGACGAGGACAACACCGTCTACGGCGGGCAGCTCCTCGATAAGATCATGGACGTTCTCGACACCGCCGAGCTCGGCCACCGGATGGACTGGGACGGAAATACCCTAACGCACACCTTCCGCGTCATCAAAGGCACCGACCGCACGACCGGCATTCACCGCGTTGCGTTTGTTGAAGAGCAGGGGACATGTTCCGATCTCGTCATCAGTAAAGACGTGAGCACGTTTAAAAATGTCGCTTATGTGAAATACAAGCTGACCGACGAAACCGAGCCGGTCGCTGTCGTTGGCAGCGCATCCGGCGACGACCGATTCGAGCGTTGGTTCGACAGCTCGATTTCGCAGGAGTCGGACGGCACCGCCGACGACGCCGCCAAGTCTGCAAAGTCCTTCGGCAATATGGAGCTCGGGAAGTATATCAAACGATCCAGTTTCGACGTTGTCATCGACCCGTCCGAGCTCGGCATCCGCTATGACCTCGGCGACGTCGTGTTGTGCATTTCCGTCCGTTTCGGCGTGTCATTTGCTGCGCGAATCACGGGTCTGAAATACACCCTCGACCGCACCGGCGAGAAAACGCAGATCATCCTCGGCGACCCCATCCTTGACGCACTAAGTGAGGAGAAACTAAATGGCAAATATTAAATCTTTCCCGAACAACCGCGACGAATACGTCGGCGCGGAATACGCCATGCGCTGGCTGCATGGCCGCACCTCCGGCGTGTTTGCCGCGAATAACAACGCCGCCGTCGCCGCCGTACAGAACGCCATGGCGGTCACGGTGTCCGACGGTGTCGGCTGGATCGCCGATTCCGAAGCAAACGGCGTTGTCTGGTGGAACGACGCCGAAAAAACTAACGGCGCAAAAGTGCAGCTCACCGTTGACGCGGCGGACGGCGTTCTAAACCGCATTGACCGCGTCATCGTTGAGTGGAAAACCACCGACTACGCCGACCTTCCGGAAATTAAAATTCTCAAAGGCATACCGGCGAGCGCGGCGGCTGCTCCTGCTCTAACAAACAACACCACGCAGCGGCAGTTGAGCCTCGCACAGATCCTCGTTGCTGCCGGTACGACATCTATCACCGCCTCTATGATTACGGACGAGCGGCAAAACCCGGACGTCTGCGGCCTTGTAACCGACACGTTGAGCATCGACACAAGCGTCATCAACGCGCAGTTTACCGAACTTCTTTCGCAGCTTCGGACGGCGATTGAACAGGCGAGCGGCGGCATTATCCCGGACAACACAGTAACGCTGGCGAAGTTGGCATCTGACGCAAAGTATTGGAATGAGCTTCCGCGAACGAACACAAGTTCAGACGCAACAAGCAATTATGTCGTTTCGAGCTGGGGACACGTTTTCAACTGGGTATACGGCAGTAATCAGTCTTTCATGTTCGATTTGGCCGAGTTTAACCGTATTACGGATGACTTCTGGGAGACGGTCATCTTTGCCAACAATCCTTTTACGCTGATTTTGCAGAATATGCCCGCTGTGATTGAAAGCAATAAGGGAACATCTTCATCGGCGGCTGAAATCAGAATCACTGTTCCGCAATACAAGTGGATCAAGCTGAAAAAGATTTCAAATGTTGCGCTCATTGTGACCGGTAACTATGACGAACGCATGATCTACGCCAGAACGACAGAGCCGTCCGCGAGCCTTGGCAATGACGGCGATATTTATCTTCAGTATACAGAATGA